AAAACTACTAACGGCGGCGCTTTAAATAGTAGCATTATACCTGGGCGTGCTTATAAATTAACTTGTGAAATGAAGGTTGGTAGTGGTGATACAGTTAAGTTAAATCTTGGTGAAGCAGCTCAATCCAGCGCAATTACATCAACAACTTTTGTAACAGTTACATTATACTACACGCCAGATGCCGCCTATCCAGACCGTGATCATTTACGCTTTAACGAATTAAATTCAGGTGGTGAAGTATGGATAAAATCAATATCTTTAATAGATACAGAAGCTAGAAAAAATGACTTAACACAAACTATTGGTAATTACGATAGCGATTGGACTGATAATTTAATTAATTATTGGAAGATGGGTGATGGTGCTAGCGACGAACCAGGGGATGGAATTATTCACGATCAAACCGATTCTGGTTACGGATCTGAGTTAGTTACAGGCAACAATAGTACTTTTGATGGAGCTAATGATTGGGTTGCTTATAGTCAATCTGGTACTACCGGCATAAGCACTGGTGGTGGAGTATTAACCTTAACTTTAAGTGGAGCAGGGAATGGAATTGATTCAGGAGCAGAATTGGAAATGACTAGTTTGCTGACGGCAGGTAAAACATATAAAGTAGTATTTGATCTGTGGTTAGGTACTGAAACCGAAACGTCGGGTTGGAGAGCATATATTGGTGGAGTGCGTTCCGATAATTTACCAGGAGTATCATCAACTCAAACAACTTTTACGGTTTACATACAAACTATAAACACAACAGATTTACGTCTATATAATACAGACACAGACGAGGAACAAACTGGAACATTTTTTATAGATAATATTTCAGTTAGAGAATTAAACGGTGACCCAGGAATAACTGCATCAGGAGCTACAATAATTAAACAACCAGTATAAAAATATAAATAAATGGTAACATACGTAATATTAAATAAGACAGAAGTAACAAATGAAGATTCTGTTGTTGATTTCTCAAAATTATTAAACCGTAACGCAGCTATGCTTAGGTGTAGTTTAGATGATAGCAAAGTTGTTGTTAAATATAATGGAGAACAACCTGATTTTTTAGATGGTAAAACAACTTATACACATCAAGAGATTTTAGTCGAGATGGCTACGTCTGCTTGGACCGAAGAAGAATAACAATTAAATTAACTTAAATTAAATTAAAAAATGGCTACAACAAAAGTGAAGGGCACAAGTGCAAAAATTAAAGAACTTACAGGTGTTAAACCTGAGAAAATAACTGATGAGCAACTTACTAAATTAAAAGCATTAGTAAGTGATATTAACAAAATGCATATTGAATTAGGTGTTTTTGAAGGTAGAAAACACAAAATGCTAGAGCATTTAATGTCTCAACAAGGAAAACTTATTGAAATACAAAAAGAACTTGAAGGCGAATACGGAACGTTAAACATAGATATCAATGATGGTTCTATAAAATACGAAGAGGAAAATGGCGAAGTTAATAAGAAAGATTAGTGTTGGTAAAGATTATAAGAACGATGCGATGCATTATGCGGTTGGTCAAGAAGTTTACGGCGGTCACACGATCTGTGATATTTTAGAAGAAGAAAATAAGTACTCTATATATATCAAAAAGAACAAGGACGTTTTACCCTGGAAAGACTTTAATAAAAACATGGCTGTATCTGTAGAGTATAATTTAGAATACTAATGAAAAGCGTTTACAACTTTGTTGTAAAGCCAAAAGGAGAAAGATATAATAATACTATGAAGGTTGGAGATTCAGAGTTAATTCTTAACACTGAGATCTTCAATCATCAGTATGTAAATAGAGAAGCCGTTGTTATATCGACCCCAATAGTTGGTGATACAAATATAAAACCTGGTGATACAGTTATAGTACACCATAACGTTTTTAGAAGATGGCATAACATAAAGGGTGAAGAAAAAAATAGTAGAAGTTTTTTTAACGAATCTACTTACTTTATAACATCAGACCAAATCTTTTTATACAAAAAAGATGAAGAATGGACAGCTCCAAAAGGTTATTGTTTTGTAAAACCTTTGAAAGCTATAGATCAATTTAATATTGAATCTGAAAAACCTTTACAAGGTGTCGTTAAATATTCAGACGGCACAGTTGAAGTTAATGACTTAGTTGGTTTTAGACCAAGTAGTCAATACGAGTTTATCGTTGGTAACGAAAGACTATATCGAGTTTTATCTAATTTTATTACAATCAAATATGAATATCAAGGAAACGAAGAAGAATATAATCCAAGCTGGGCACAAAGCAGTTGAAGAGTTGATTAAAGTAGCAAGGGAAGAAATCGTTGATTCAGACGAAGATATATCAGCAGATAGACTAAAAAATGCAGCAGCTACTAAAAAACTAGCTATATTTGACGCATTTGAAATACTTAACAGAATCCAAGAAGAAGCAAACTTGCTTGAGGGTAAAGCACCTGAAGAGAGAAAGGAAAAAGTCTTTAAAGGATTCGCAGAAGGTAGATCTAAGTAATGTACGAGCAAAGTTTAGTTAATGTAATAGAACCAATTAAAAAAACGACTATTAGTCGTCTTAACAAAGGTAAAAAATGGAAATATGGATATGATAAAGAACATGATATTATCGTTATATCAAAAACGGGTAAAATTGGTGAAATACTTGAAATCCAAAACTTGCGAATTGGCTTGCCGCTGGAACCAAAAGGAGTGTACGTGCACCCCAAAGACAAATGGGTAAAATTTGAACAACCTAAAGAATTAGAGCGTTTAAAAAATATATTTGATTGGAAAAACCATCCGGACGAATCAAAAGAACAATGGTTTGATTATATAGACGAAGAGTTTAAAAGAAGAGACGAGGGGTTTTGGTTTATGAACAACGGTAAACCAACTTATATAGTAGGAACACACTACATGTACTTACAGTGGAGCAAGATTGATGTGGGCGCTCCTGATTTTAGAGAAGCTAATAGGTTATTCTTTATATTTTGGGAAGCTTGCAAAGCAGATAAAAGATGCTATGGGATGTGTTATCTTAAAAATAGACGTTCTGGATTTTCTTTTATGTCGTCGGCGGAAACAGTTAATTTAGCCACTCTTGCAAGTGATAGTAGATATGGAGTGTTATCTAAAACCGGTGCTGATGCAAAGAAAATGTTTACTGATAAAATAGTACCAATTAGCATAAACTATCCTTTCTTTTTTAAGCCTATCCAAGATGGTATGGATAGACCTAAAACAGAGTTAGCGTATAGAGTGCCAGCTAGCAAGTTTACAAGGAAAAAAATTACAACTAACGAAAAGCTAGAAAATATACAGGGGTTAGATACAACTATTGATTGGAAAAACACCGGTGACAATAGCTATGACGGTGAAAAATTAGCTTTATTAGTACATGATGAAAGTGGTAAATGGGAAAGACCTGATAATATTTTAAATAACTGGAGAGTTACAAAAACATGTTTACGATTAGGTTCTAGAATTATTGGTAAATGTATGATGGGCTCAACTTCAAATGCGTTAGACAAAGGTGGAGAGAATTTTAAAAAACTATATAATGCCTCAGATGTCACAAAAAGAAATAGAAATGGTCAGACGAAGTCTGGACTATACTCTCTTTTTATCCCAATGGAATGGAACTACGAAGGATTTATTGATGAGCACGGAGTTCCAGTCTTTACTACTCCTGATATCGATAGACTCGCACCAGACGGTGAATTAATAGACGTAGGCGTAATAGATAACTGGCAAAACGAAGCTGATGGTTTAAAAGGAGATCATGACGCTTTAAATGAATTTTACCGTCAGTTCCCAAGAACTACGGAGCATGCGTTTAGAGATGAGGCTTTAAATAGTATATTTAACTTAGTTAAATTATACGAGCAGATAGATTACAATGAAGAAATGTCTAGGACAGTAGGAATTACTAGAGGAAACTTTCAATGGGTTAATGGTGTTAAAGATTCATCTGTAATATTTTATCCAGATCAAAAAGGAAGATTTAAAATTAGCTGGACACCTCCTCAAAAAATGCAAAATAGATTACATATAAAAAATGGAATCAAATATCCTTCTAACGATCATTTAGGAGCTTTTGGATGTGATAGTTACGATATATCCGGAACAGTAGATGGTAGAGGATCTAAAGGAGCGTTACACGGTTTAACTAAGTTTAGTATGGACGAAGCTCCTGCTAATCAATTCTTTTTAGAATATGTAGCTAGACCACAAACCGCTGAAATATTCTTTGAAGATGTTTTAATGGCGTTAGTGTTTTATGGTATGCCGTTATTATGCGAAAACAATAAGCCTAGATTATTGTACTACTTAAGAAGAAGAGGATATCGAGGTTTTAGTATGAATAGACCTGATAAGTTGTGGAATAAACTATCTGTTGCAGAAAAAGAAATAGGTGGTATACCAAATTCAGGTGAAGATATAAAACAAGCTCACGCAGCAGCAATTGAAATGTACGTGCAAGAACACGTTGGAATAAAACAAGATGGCAGCTTTGGTAATATGTATTTCAATGAAACTCTAAATGACTGGGCTAAGTTTGACATAAACAAAAGAACAAAGTTTGATGCTTCTATAAGTTCAGGTTTAGCTATTATGGCTTGTAATAGACATTTATATAGGCCAAATGCTGTGGTAGAAAAACCTAAGTTAAATATAAACATTGCTACATATAACAATAGTGGCAACACATCACAAATTAAAAAATAAATATGGCACAATCTGTTAATAGTTATTTCCCTAGTCAAGTTGTAAGCGACATCGAAAAGATGAGCTATGACTATGGATTAAAAGTAGCAAAAGCTATAGAGGAAGAATGGTTTAAAAAAGATAATTCTAGAAATAGATATGTAGCTAATAAAAACGATTTTCATAAACTAAGATTATACGCAAGAGGCGAGCAATCTGTACAAAAATATAAGGATGAGTTATCTATAAACGGTGATTTGTCCTATTTAAATTTAGACTGGAAACCAGTTCCAATTATACC